AAACTAAATCACCTTTTGTTAATGCTTCACCAGCTTTTGCACTAAATCTAACAGCACCATCTAAATCACCAACAAATTCATCTGTTGCAGTAACTAAATTAAAAGTAACATCATCAGTTGTAGCTACGGCTTGTCCTATAGCAACACTAGGAGTAGAACCTTCACCAGTTCCACCTGTTACTGTTACACCAGTTCCACCTGATAGTGATTCAACATAATCACCTGTAGTATCAGTTCCTAAAGTAATTGAATTAATTTGAACTACTGTATCTATATCTATATTGGCACTACCATCAAAAGAAGCTGAACCTACTACATCTCCTGATAAAGATATGGTTCTTGCTGTACTTAGGATATCAGCAGAATCAGCATTACCTGTTAAATCACCAGTTACATTACCTGTAACATTACCTGTTAAGTTACCAGTGACATTTCCTGTTAAATTGCCTGTAAATGTATTAGATGCAGTAATACTGACACCTGTAGTAACCCAAGCATTATCAGCAGCGTTTCTTATCTTTAATACGCTGTTAGCTGTATCTACCCATAATTGATGGGCAAATGTAGTTGATGGTTCTGTTGCTCCACTATTAACAGTTGCAATAGCTAAAAGAGCATTGTTTAAATCTGCTCTAAAGTCTGCACCTGATTGGTTTGCTATGTTGTAATCGTGTTGTGCCATAATTAAATCCTATTTTATATATATTAAATCATTCAGGGATACTTGGAAATATAACATCAGCAATATTATTGACTGACTGATGTGTAGATGGTAAATCTCTTAATGATTGCCTGTATGTTGCCCATTCTTGTTTTTTAGAATCAGATAAAGGACAGTCATTTACTTGAGTCCAATCTGATTCTTTTAGTAATTCGTTTCTTTTGTTTCTTAATATTTCTAATATATTGTCATTTCTTTGTATTGCTTCGCCATCAATAATTTTGTATTCATTGGGTTGATAATCACCCTCAATAATCCCTTGTCCTAGTAATAAACCTACTTCGTGTATTTCTGCAACAGTAGAGGTTGAATGATCTATTTCACCAGTTTCTAAATTGTATATAGTAAATATGTTCATTATCTTGTGTTATCCATCATTACATTAAGTGAAAGCTGAGTATGATTATAAGCTCCTGAGAAATATACTCTCCAATAAACAGTTGATTGTGATGTAGATAATGTTGTTATCTGCCCTGTATAAACATAAGTATATCCCCTATAAGTTCCAGCACTCCAAGAGATGTTTGTATTTCCATTTGCATTGACCCAAGTAGAATTATTTAAAGAATATTGAACCCTACCACCACTTACATCACCAAGAACACCTGAGAAGATAGCAACATAACCAGCATTATCTCTAACTTGAGTAATAGTTACTGGTACAAAAGAAGCATTACTGCCTGTATAAGGTGATGTTCTTTGTACATACGCCTGACCATCTCTAGCTAATGGGAACTTTGTTCCTGCTGTTACATGACTAACAATAGTAGAGCTTACATTATCAAAACTCTTAACATTAAGAGTATCTACATTAATTCTTGCTGAATCTAGTTGGTCGGCAGTAATCTTAGTTGCTGATATGCTATTTACTTTATCATTAGTAACAGCGTTATCTGCTATTTGTGTAGTGCCTACACCATCTGATTTAATAATTAAATTACCACTTCCATCAGTATCAATAGTGACATTATCTATTTGTATTCTATTAGCATTTAAAGTACCTGTAGAAACATTGTCTGCATTTATATTAGTAACATTAACAACTGAAGCATTAATAGTTCCTGTAGTAATAACATTACCTGATATAGAAGTTACATTTGAATTAACCTGAGTTCCATCAATAAATGATTCATCATTAGTTAATGTAGATATATTATCCCCACTAACAATAATACTTCCTGCTGTTATAACTCCTGATACATCTATTCTTGCTGCTGCTACAGTTCCAGTAGTAATAGCACCACCTGATATAGAAGTAACATTTGAATTAACTTGCGTACCATCAATAAAGTTTTCGTTGTTAGTTAGAGTAGATATATTGTCACCTTGAACAACAATATTACCAGCAGTAATAATAGTTGAAGCTGATACTGCTCCTGTAGCTCCTGCAACTGATTGTACTGGTGCTGCTGAAGCTGCTCCTGATGCATCAACATAACTTGCATCATTGGTTAAATCAGAAACATTATCGCCAGTAACAATAATATTACCTGTACTAATAATATCTAAAACATTTAATCTTGCAGTGTTGACAGTACCAGTAGTGATAACACCACCACTAATTGAAGTTACGTTACTATTAACCTGCCCACCATTAATGAAAGCAGAATCATTAGTTAAATCTGAAATATTGTCACCACTAACTATAATACTTCCTGTAGATATAATGTCATTAACATTTAATCTAGCAGTAGCTACAGTTCCTGACGTTATATTATCTGCATCTAAATTAGTAACTGTAATAACTGAAGCATCTATAGTTCCTGCTGTAATCTTATTAGCTGTTATAGAATTAATTTTTGCATCAGTTACATTGCCATCTAATATCTTATTAGTAACAATAGCATCATCTTGAATATCAGCAGTAGCAGTAGGAGCATCACCAATAGTAAATGTACCTGATGCTGGAAATCTAGCTGGTGATGATTCAGTTCCTAATGTGTTTAAAGAAGTAATATTAGCAACATAAGAACCTGTAGGTACAAAGTTTAAATCACAATTCTCTACATCTACTATTCTATTTATTACTTGATTGCCTGAATTATCTACAACATTAACCCTATATTGATAGTCAGGAAAATCTGTTGGTTCATCCCAAGATAAAAATGGTCTACCTGTAGAACTAGAATCAGTATCAGTAAAAGTAATATTAGTTGGAGCTTTAACTGCATAAGCAGATGGTAAGTTAGCTAATTCTTCTAATGGTTCTTCAGGTGGACTTTGCCAAGTATAAACATCAAAGTATTCTATTAAACTAACTGCAACTAAACCATTAGGCTGTAATTCTAATGCTTCAACCCTACAAGTTTTTGTTTCATCAAATGTTCCTGCATAACTTAAAGTAACTATATCTCCTACATTTAACTTATACATCTCAGGAGTACCTAAGAACTGTATAGTCATTTGCTTTCTACTTCTAGTTAGAATTGCTTTACCCATGTTGTAAGCAATATATGGATCAGTTATGTAAGGAAATTCAGCTTTTATTTCTAATATTTCATCATTATCATCCGAGTAATATTCAGGGGTTGCATCATGTAAAACTGTAGCTGTATCTAACTCATATCTTTTATTAGCATTAAAAAATTCAACAATAACTTTATTTGCTTTTTTATCTTTATTGCCATAATCAACTGATATACCAGCATCTGCAATAATATGATCGTCAGTAATAGTAAATGATGATGTACCTGTATCTTCTATTTGTAATTCATATTGACCATCTATATATAAAAAGATACCTCTCATGTTAGCGAGAAGCTCTTTAGCATTTTCCATTACATTTTTATTAGTATCTAAATAACCATTACAATGGAATCTTTTTATCTTCACTAAAGATGAACCAGTAGTTTGTGAAGAATAATTTGTGCCTAAAGTATCGTTAAAATAAACCCTATATAATGGATTTTGGTCAAAAAATTCATCTCTTTGAATATCGGTAATTTCTTTACCTGTAATAACACCATCACCATTGTTATCATAAATATCTATTAATTCACCAATTTTATTTTGCCACCAATCACTATTAGGGTCTGAGCCACCAATGGTTATAAAGCTATCACCAGCAGCACCGCTCCAAGTTAATGATTTAGATACGCCACCAAAAAATGGATTATCAACTTCTGTATCACAAACATTAGCAGCAGAGCTGAATGTAGACATATTTATTTGTGATTCTGTTAAACCCTTTCCATATTCATTGTTTGTTATGTAATTTAAAAAAGTTAAAGCAGGGTTGTCTGAATATGCATAAGTAGAAACATCATTAAATCTTTGTGAACCACTACCACCAGCAGTATCATCTAATCTAGGGTCATAAACTTTCTTACCTCTAACTTGTACTGTTAGTTGCGGTACTCCTGACCAAATACCCTCTTTATCATAACCATAATGAGCAGCAATATAAGCTATACCATTTAATTTATGTGCTGAAGTCCAGTTAGGCATAGATGCAACAAGCATAGGGTCTGCTGTTTGTGATGCAGCTCCATGATGTAGGTTCATAACATATCTATATTTAGATGTAGGACTAGTTCCAAATTGACCAGCACCAGCATCTATACCAGTACCATTTTGTGAAACTGTATTTAATGAACCAGCACCTGAAGATATTTTATCTGAGCCAATATAACCACCATCTCTAAATCTAGCTGAATCAGTTAGGCGGTTTCCATCTAGCTCAATGGTTTTACCAATAATTTCATCTACTTCACCAACTGATAAAGCATAGACTACATATAAATCTCTTGAATCATTAGCATTTACATCCATATAGACAATCTGAGCACCAACCCTTCTTGTACCATATATAACAGGAATCTTTCCACCAGCAGAAGTCTTATTAGCTAAAATAGCTTGTGATTGTGCAAGCATATCTTGAGCCTGTCTATAACCTTTAACACCTACAGCTAAAGTAGCTATAAAAGCAGCAGCTTTAATCTTAGCCCAATTGCCTACTATGAAAGCACCAATTTTACTAAAGAATGCTGGTAACATAAAAGCCATTAGACACCCCACCTCACATCTGCTTTAACCTGAGTTGCAAATTCAAAACCTTTATCACCTGTACTAAATGACTGTTGTGATTCATCAGAAAAATGTCTTCCTTTTGTTAAATTCCAGTTTGCCCAATGTGAAGCAACAGTCATTTGTAATGTTGATTCATTTAAGTTTTCATTTATACCAATATTTCTAATTTGCCCAGTAAAATAATTGATTGCACCCACAATAGTTTCATCATCATTGAAATAAGCTAAATATATATCTACAGTTTTATCTGTAAAAGCACCATCTTGAACTAAAGACCTAACTTGGTCAGTAACATTTGAAAAACCTAAATTTATTTCATCTACCTGTAATTGACCTGTCTCAGTTATTGAATCAACTGATAAAAAAGAACCACCAGCTTCATAGCTATTAGAATCATAAGTAACATTGGTATACCAATCAGTTAATCTGATAGTAGTTGATAAATTTAGCTCAACTAAAAAAGCTGTTTTAGTTGCTGTTGATGATACTTGAGTTTGTAAATCAGTAGATAAACTTCTAGGCATTAGGTTATAACCTCTCTAACATCAAATGAAATACTGCTAAAACCACCAATAGTTTCTGAACGAATAATCTCATCAGATTCAAGATAAACAGTAAAACTTGGTTTGTTTACAGTAACAGCTTCATTATCTGCTAGAGATGCTACTAGATTTGGTGATATAAGAATTGTTAATGCTCCACTACCATCAGAATCGATATCTGATTGAACCATATAAACTTTACTATGATTTGCAAACTTAATTATATCACCAGCTTTTAAAGCACCTGTCTGACTGGCTGTAAAGCCATCTAAGGCTATAGAAGCATCTCCTGATGTATGTGCTCCAACCACCTGAATATCTGTTTCTAACCTGCCTGCACCCAAATTATCTAATGGTGCAACAATAGTAAAGTCCTCAAAAGAACCTTTTTGTTTTTGTAAAAATGCAAATACTTCTTGAGCCTTTTCTTGTTGTAAGGGTGGCATTTGCACTGTAAAGGAAAAATATTGACTACCTATTTGTCTGACTTGTTTTTTACCTGATAAAGTCTGATTCAATAAAGTAGGTCTATTATCTTTAAAATTTAAACTTCTAAAATTAGGAGATGTTGGAAATTGTCCTGACATTATACGACTCCCATTTTGCCTTGATTATTCATGGCATTGTTTATGATTGATGTTATCAATCCTTTTCTTGATGCTAATAACTGATCAAATCCAGCAGCATCTACTGTTGATATGTTGAAGTTGACTGTTGGTGCTGATTGCATACCCTGACCCTTTGTATGGTCAATAACTGTTTCGTTAGGATGAACCATAGCCATAAAACCACCCTTGCCATCCATTCCACCTGCTCTTATTCCTTTCCCTGTATAACCACCACCATCAAAGTCAGACATTCCATCTACTGCATTACCAAAATCATTATTAAATAAACTGCCCATATTTGTTAAAGCACCCTTAACCATTCCCACCGCTTTCTGAACAATAAAAACATTTATTAATTCATTGATAACTGCTCTAGCAACTGCTGTTGCTAAATCTTTAAAATCATTAAACTGTTCACTTGTTGCATCAAAGAAGTTTTTAAATGCATTTGTTAATTGACCTTCTACTGTATCTGCAAAATCTTTTGTTATTTGAATTGAAGCCTTTGTTTTTGCTATTACATTTTCATAATTACTTTGGAAGCCTGCAAAAACATCTACTGTTTTACCGCTTTCATCTCTTAATAATATTAATTGTTTTCGTTGTGCTATTAATTGATTTAATAATTCATCACCAGCTTTTACTGTTTGACCATCAAAAATTTCATATTCACCTGTTTCTTTAAGTGTTTTTATTTGTTCATCTAAATCAGCAATTTGTTCATCTAGTGTTTTAGCTTCTTTTGCAGCAACATTCATAGCTACAAATAAAGCAGAAAGACCAGCGGCCATTGCAATAGCTGGATTAGCTAACATAGCCAATCTTAAACCATTAAGCATAGAAATTAATTTAGGTATTGCTGTTACCGCTAAAGCAACTGTAGGAACAAGTAATAGCTCCATATTAGTAGCAATAAAACCAACTGCATTTGCTGTTTTACCAAATATACCTGTTGATTTTTCAAATTCACCGACAAGTGTTATAAAGTTTGTTTTTAGAACATTTATTGACTGCCCAATAGTCATCTGCATATTATTGACAGTTTCAGACGTGTCTGCTGTTGCATTTATTAATGTTGGCAAGATATTTGCTGCTGTAATCTTACCAGCAGCACCCATTTCTCTTAATTTATCTGTTGATACTCCAAGACCTTTTGCTAATAATTCAGAAAGTGCAGAGTTTTGTTCCATAACAGAATTAAGCTCATCACCTCTAAGAGTACCGGATGCTAAACCTTGAGCTAACTGTCTTGAAGCATTTGCAGCTTCGATAGCAGAAGCACCTGAGATAATAAATGTGTTTGCGACAGTTTGTGTCGCATCAGCAACTTGTTGTTGAGATAAACCCATTGATTTACTTGCAAAAGTAATTTTTGCAAACAAGTCGCCAACCGCACTAAAATCACTTCTTGATTCTAATGCAATTCTTTTCATGTGTGCCATAGCTTCCGCTGAACCTTCAACAGAGCCAGTTAAAGCACCCATTCTGTTTTGAAGATTAACAAAAGTATCGCCAGCCCTTACAAGCTCACGAACACCAAATGCAGCTATAATCTGATTTCTTAAACTAGCTAAAGCACTCTGAGTAGAGTTTATATCTTTTTTAAATTTATTAAAAGCAGCCCCGGTTTTATTTTCACCTAGTATTCGTACTCTTACATCCGATTTAGCCATGTTGTTTTTGTAATTCCTCTTGTTGTATATTTAGATAAGCAATCCAACCATTAAACTCTTCTAAAGTCATTTCTTCAATTTCAGCAACAGTTTTATGCAATCTTTCTGCTAAAGCATACTTCGAATATAGCTGCTTATCTTCAGCTACTTTTTTTGCATAGCTCCTTGGGATATATTACCCATAATTTCTGTTGCTACTCTTACTAAAACACTACTATCAACATTATTCATTAATTTATGTTTATCTTCAATAGTAAATATTTTATCTCCATTTCCGTCAAGTGCTTTATATATTA